GAGGCATCCGTTTAGATAGATCGCCATCTGGTGGAGTTGGTGATGCGGCATACCTGCGCAACAGAAATTCCGTACTCAGATGCGAGCCTTCTTTGTATGCCGCGCGGCCCACTCTTGGCTCGCTCTCTTATATCCACGGCCTGTTCCTTAGAAATTTTTGCGGTGATGCATTTCTCACCGTTTTGCATCGTTCCGTGATTGTTCATATCAAGCTGGTTATCTCTGTGTGTCGCCCACCTAAGGTTTTCGACGGAGTTATTTCGAGGGTTTCCGTCGTTATGCGCCACGTCGGTAAGTGTCTTGTCGACAGGAAACCCAAGAAAGGCAATCGCAACCAGTCTATGGGCCATCCTTCGACACGGCTTACCAATTTCATCTCGGAGTATGTAAGCCGTGTATCCGAAGCCTGTTTCAGAGCCCTTAATCAAAATAGGGGTTTGCCGCCATCCAAGAGTCTCGTCAGGATTTCTCCACGATCTGGCTTTCTTTCGCCAAGAGCGAACCTCTCCGCGCTGATTGATTTCGTATTGGTCAAATCCTGGAATAGTTTTCCACGTGTCCATTTTTAGATATGTAGGAGGTTGAAATGAATAAGAAATTACCACGTGGAATTACGAATTGCAACCCGGGCAACATCGAGCGTGGCAAAGACCGCTGGCTTGGCATGTCGGCCGATCAATCAACTGACCCGCGCTTTCTTGTCTTCGACAAGCCCGAGGCAGGTATCCGTGCCTTGATGCGCGTCCTGATCAATTATCAGGAGCGCCACGACATCAAGACGCTGCGCGGGGCAATCAACCGATGGGCTCCGGCCGGCGAGAACAATTCGGCAGCCTATGTGCAGCATGTGTCCCGCCTGACCGGCCTGGACCCGGAAGAACCGATCGACTTCCTCGACGAGTATATCTGCACCGCAGTGGCCAAGGCGATTGTCCGCCATGAGTGCGGCGACCCCCGGGCCTACGGAGCGCCGGAGAACTGGTTCGCCGACGATGTGTATCAGCGTGCCGCCGTGATGGCAGGGTTCGATCCGGCGAGCAAGCCGCTGACGCAATCGCGCACGGTGGCCGGGGCGGTGATTGCTGCGGCCGGCACGCTCGGCACCGTCGCCGCCTCCCAGTCGTCCGGCCTGCCGGTGACAGCCGACGACATCAACACGGTGGTACAGGTTGTCGGCCCGCTGCTCGGGTCTTCGGTGATGGCTGTTCTTTCCCCGGTGGCTTCCATCGTCGGCATCGGCCTGACGCTCTACGCGCGCTGGGATGACGCCAAGCGCAAGATTCGGTAGGCGCCGACATCATGGCGTTTGAAGTGAAAGACGAAATCATGAAGGCCATCAACGGGACCAACGACCCGGCGATGCGAACAGTCTTTATGCTGATGCTCGGCCTGTTTGAGTCGTTCAACGAGAAGTTGGACAAGGTTCTTGGCGACGAAAAGTCGATGCGCGAGGCGGTGCTGAACGGGCATGAGCCAGTGCATCACGCACATCATGAGTGGATTGAGCGCCGTATCAAGCGCGACAGGGAATTTGAATCGCATCATGAGTGGGTCGATAGGCGCATCAAGCGTGACCCTGAGATTGGTGCAATTGTCGCCTGGGCAACGGCGGCCAAGAAACGCGAGGAAGATGCCGCGCAGAGCGGCCGCAAGATCCGCGACGGCCTGATTGAAAAGATACTCTGGTCAGCGCTTGCCGGTGCCGTCATGTTCGTTCTCGGTCGCGGCGGTGCGTGATGGCCGATACCAAAGACCTGTCCATCCAGCAAGGCAAGACGTTCTCCCTGGTCATTCGCTGGGAGACTGAGCCAATTGTCTTCAAGCCGATCACCAACATTTCACTGGCGGCCGGCGCTCCGCGATTGACTGTCGCCGGGCATGGCTGTCCGGCCGGCTGGCGTGCTGCCGTGACGCGCGTCAAGTCGCCGAAGCAGATCAATGCCGCGAACAACCCGCCGAAAGCCAGCGATTACCGGGCCGTGACCGTCATCGACGCAAACACAGCCGAATTCAACGACATGGCGCCGTTCGACGACAACGGCAACGAGTGGCCGGCTTATACCGAGGGCGGCTTCCTGCAGTACAACACGCCGGTTGATCTGACCGGCTACACGGCCCGCATGAAGATCAAGGACAAGATCGGCGGCGCGGTACTGGCATCAACCGAGGCCGGCAATACGCCGCTGAACGTGCTGGTGATCGTCATCGACAACGCCACCAAGACGATCGCGCTGACCATCGAGGCGACCGCAACAGACGACTTTGCCTGGACCAAGGGCGTCTATGACCTGGAAATGATCAGCGCAACCGGCAAGGTGACGGCGATCCTGAGCGGCAAGGTCAGTGTCACCAAGGAGGTGACGACGTGAGCGTTAAGCACGAATTGACCGTATCGCAACTCCGCGACTACTGCGAAGCGCACATCGCCACTGGCCACGCCGAGGCAAAGGTGGCGCTTGATCGTCGCGGGCTCCAGTTCCTGACCGACAAGCCGGATGTCTTTATCGGACTGCCGCACGACGACAACACGCACGACGACGAGCGGGTGTTCATTCGCGCGGTGTTCTGAAATGAGCCACCAGAAACGATCCGATTTACCAACAGGAGAACCGAAATGAGAATTGAAATTTTGACCACTTTCCTCGATGACAAAGACGAATTCATCAAGGACGAGGTACGCATCGTCGATGACAAGCGCGGAGCCCGATTTGTCGCAAACGGATGGGCAAAGGATTGCGCAGGCCGTGTTGCGACCGGCGCCCAACAGACTGGCGAAGTCACGCTGGATATTCAAAGCGTGACCACCGCGCAGGAGGTGCAAAATGCCTAAGTTTACCCATGACGACGTGATGGATGCGGCGCTCAACCACATCAAGAATAACACCACGCGACAGGTCGCTTGCTCGGCGCAGCCGACGACCTTCGCCGAAGCCAACGTCACCTATGCACTGGCCGACGTGACCATGGCTTCGACCGACTTCACGCTGGCCAACGGCGATACGTCCGGTCGCAAGGTAACGGTAGCCGCCAAATCCGGCGTGCTGATCGACACCTCCGGCACGGCCACGTATATCGCCCTGCTCGATGTCACCAATAGCAAGCTGATCGACGTCACGACCTGCACGTCGATTGCACTGACGGCGAATGGCTCGAATACGGTCAACTTCCCGGCCTGGGATCACGAAATCGCGGACCCGACCTGATTATGAATGGCGTCTATGAAACCACAACTACTAGCGGCACTGGGGCGGTAACGCTGTTAGCTGTTTCCGGGCGCCCAAGATTCTCGGAGTTGGGCGTCGGGGCGCTCGTCCCCTACGCGATCAAGGATGGCAGCAACTGGGAATGGGGGTTCGGCAAGGTCGCGGCTAGCAACACGCTGGAGCGCACCCGTCCTACTGCCACACTCGTATCCGGAACCATGGACACCTCCACGCCATCAGCCATCACGCTGTCCGGCGGCTCTGCTGATGTGTATCTGTCTCCCATCGCCGGGGCTAATTCCGTTGGGTTCAGGCGCTTAGGCGCCGATGGTGGCCGCAAAGGCATGTACTCGCCGCACGTCGCATCGCAGCCATCAAGCACGCTGGCACTCGCCGCCGAACGGCTGTACCTGTTTCCGTTCCGCATTGATGATGCATTCACGCTGTCCGGCGCGTTCATTGACATGAACACGGCAGGCGCCGCGTCGACCAAGGCGCGGATTGGCATCTACCGGATGGACGAGAACGCGAAACCGGCAGAAGTATTGCTGGAAACCGGCGACATTGATACGTCGGTCGCCGCCGCCGTGCTTTCCGGAGCATGGACGGCATCTTGCCTGCCCCCCGACTGGTATTTCGTTGGCCTTGTATGCAGCGGGACGCCGACCATGGTGGCGTTCCCGTCGTCGGCCAACGTGATGCAGACGCCGCTCGGCATCGACAGCTCAGCCGGTAGCTGTCTGCCGCTAATCGGCTATTACAAGACGATTTCTGCCGGATGGACATCTCTTCCTGCGTCTCCTACGGGGTTGTCAAAATTCTACTACAACACGTCGTCCTGGCCCGCGATTGCGCTCAAGGTTGACTGATGAGCTACGGCATTGAGTCGTATGGTGTAGGCAGCTACGGCGCTCCTGCCGAACAAGCTGGCGGCTCGGTTACGCTTGTCATTCAGGATGTATCGCAAGCTCAGGCCATAGAAAACCTTACTCTGTCCGCAAACGGAGCCGTAGACCTTTCCATACAGGACGCCACTCAGGCCCAATCAATCGAGTCTCCGACACTGAGCATGATCCCGGTTGTCGATTTCAGAGTCGTCCCGACTGGCGACTCGAACGCATCCGGGCGAGGCTCGTTCTCCCAAACAAACAGCGCAGCAAACGCCTATCTGTTCAACAATTCGGGCGTCGTCACCGCGCTTGCCGATCCCTACGACGCGCCTCCGAACACTTATTCTGCCCTGGACGACAGCACCAGCGCCGCAGGTTCATACGTGCAGCATCTTGCCGATTTGCTTGATGCTTCTGGCAGGTCGGTTATGTTCATTCCGGCCAACAAAGGAGGAACGCTGTCGTCAGGATGGACAAGTACGGCGGCTGGGACAGCCTACGCTGCTATGAAGGCGCGCGTCATTGAAGCAGGCGGCGACGGAGCTGATCTAGTCTTCCTGATTCACCTCGGGGCCAATGATGCTAATTCGTCTGTCCCGCAGGCAACATTCAAGGCCAACATTGAAACACTTGTCGGCAGCCTGAATACCGATTTCCCGCTGGCGAAAAAATACCTCCAAAAAGTCCATCACTTCTCGTCGGCCCCGGCTGGCACCGTGGATACCATCCGTGCCGGTGTTGAAGACGTTCTGAATGGAAGTTCAGGATGCTTGCGCGGCGCCGATCTTGACGGCATTACAACCAACATTCACTACGGGGCAACCGGCGTCCCGGCTACCTGCACTTCTGAGTTGAACGAAGTCGCTCTGCGCACCTATGGCGCCGTGTTCGGTGTTGACCTGACCGTTGCCGATGTGTCCCAAGCGCAGGCGATTGATGCTCCGGATTTATCCTTTGAAACATCACTAGTGGTCGCTGATGTGGCACAAGCTCAGGCGATTGATCCGTCATCCCTGACCACAGAAAGCACCCTTACAGTCAATCAGATCGACCAGGCGCAACTGATTGACGCAGCAGCGCTTGGTACAGACAGCGCCCTCGCCGTTGACGGGGTTTCGCAAGCGCAGGCCATTGACGCCATTGTGTTGAATACTGCCAACATGGTTGACCTGACCATCCAAAGCGTGAGTACGGGGCAGTATATCGACGCCATTGCTTTGAGCGATGAAGTTCTGCTTGCTATCCAGTCTATCCACGCATCGCAATCCGTTGGCGCCATCGCTCTCTCTACTCTTTCAGAACTCAATATTCTGGGCATTGTGCAGGAGCAGTATGCCGATACGCTGGTACTTAATATCCCTTCTGCCGGAGGCGGAACATACCCGACTGCGGAAGAAATCGCGTCGGCGCTCATTGCCGCTTTGAATGCGACGACGATCCCGGTCGACGTACACAAGGTGCTGACCAGCACAGTGTCTGGTAGATGGCCGACCGCCGAGCAGAACGCCGATGCGCTGTTGTCGAGGACGTGGCCATGAACCTCGGGCAATTCCTGACCGACAAGTCTCCGCTTGCGTCCGGCACGGTGGCCGAGCATCTGGCGGCCATCTACGCGCAGACGGGTTCCGGGCCGGGCGAGACGGTGTTCGCCAGCCGTTTCTACGTGGCGGTCGAGGAAGAGGTTGTGAACGTCGCGCAGAGCGTGAAGAAGCAAACGCCCGAGGTAATCGACGAAGCGCCGAAGCGCCAGCAAGACCGCTCGGCTCCCGGGAAGTTCGCCTTCCCGTTCCTGCATCAAGAGCGCGTGACCGCCGCCCACCACAATGACGCCGTGTGCGTCGTCACGACTCAGGCAACCGCCCTGGCGACACAGGCGCTTGAAAGCATAACCATCCGTAAGAGAGGCCAAAAATGACCGTCCGTGTTTATCGATCTACCGATTTCGGCGCACCCCAGCTGTCCGGGCAAGTCGGCACCCTGCTTGCCATCCTAGATGCTTGTCTGGTCAATGGCTACGGGGCCAACACCATCACTTCGCTGACGCAGTCCGGCGGCGTGGCGACGGCGACTACGCTTGTACCGCACCAGTACACAAACTCGCCGAAGGTGCTGATCGCCGGGGCCGGGGCCAGCGAGTACAACGGGGAAGTCACCGTTACCGTTACCGGCGCAAACACGTTCACTTTCCCGATTTCGCCGTCAGCCCCGGCTTCTGCCGGCGGGTCGCCAACTTGCAAGCGGGCCGGTAGCGGGTGGACGAAGCCGTTCGCCGACGGAACCTATGTCGCCGTCTACAAGCAGCCGGCAGGCTCGAACGGCCTGTATATGCGGATCGACGACAATTCGACAGCCAACGTCGCGCGTATGCTCGGGTACGAGGCCATGACCGACGTGAGCACTGGGACCACCCCATTCCCCACCGCCGTCCAACAGGCCGGCGGGGTGTACGCCGTCAAGAGCGATGCCATATCGAGCGCAGTCAGGCCGTGGATTCTGATCAGCAACGGGCCGATGATGTACCTGTTCGTCAACCACGACAACAGCGCCACGTGGGCGGTAGCAAACGGGGTGATGTTCGGCGACCTCAAGTCGTACAAGGCCGGCGGCGGGGACGCGTACGGGACGATTATTGCCGGCAACACAGCATCCTCGTACGCGAACAATTTCATGTACTCCCTCGTGTCGTCTATCGCCTCAGTGACCAACGGGCATTGGATGGCTCGGTCCTACACCGGTATCGGCGGGTCGATAACAGTCGGCAAATCGTCTGACACGGTGAAATCCCAAAACTCCAACGTGGGCGTTGCCGGTATGCCGTACCCATCCCCGATTGACGGCGGGTTGTACGTGTCTCCGCTGTGGATCAGCGAGCCTTCCCCGACACTCTCTGTTCGCGGTGAACTCCCCGGGCTATGGAACCCGCTACACGCAAAGCCACTTTCGACAGGGGATATTTGGACGCCGAGTTCTGGTTCTCTCGTCGGGAAGGTGTTCGAGGCAATAAACCTGTACTCCTCCGCCCAAATCTTCATCGAAACTTCGGACACTTGGTAAATGGCGATTGTAACTACCCCCTCCGCCTTGCGCACCATGTCGGTCGGTCGAATCAGAACCCCGCCCGGGATTATCAGCAAGCGCGCGCGAGCGTACATAGAGCTGATGCCATGGTGGCGCGGCGATGTGTCCGGGACGTTCAACGGGGCGTCGTTCCTGGCAATCAACCGCGCAGGGGTCATCGCTGGGAAGGTAACACTGGACGAAGTGCCGGTCCCGTACGCCCATGTTTTTCTTTTCTATCTGCCGACGATGACGCTCATTCGCACAGGAAGAACCGACGAAAACGGGGACTACTCGTTTTCTGGACTCGACAAATCTTCAAACAAATACGTCGCAGTCGCCCGCATCCCGCCGCACAACGCAATGATCTTCGATACCCTGACCCCGGCATAAAGGAGCCAACCATGCCTACCATCACTCTGTCCACCGATACCAAAGACTCGGTACTCAACGCCCTGAAGGCCAAGATTGATTCCGGCGGCGCTGCCGGGTCGATCAAGATTTACACCGGCACCAAGCCGGCCGGCCCCGGCACGGCGATCACTACTCAGGTGCTGCTCGGCACGCTAGCCCTGTCATACCCCTGCGGCGACGTAGCGGACGGAGCGCTGACTTTCGACCCCATCACGCAGGACTCGCAGGCCGACGCAACAGGAACGGCGACGTGGGCGCGTATCTTGGCGAGTGACGGTTCGGCCAAGGCCGACGTTGACGCCTCTGTGGTCGGCGGCCAAGGGTTCATGCAGATGAACACGACGAGCGTGATCATCAACGGCCCGATCCTGATCAACTCCTGCGTCATCACGGCCTAAATGCCGTACTCGCCGCCAGCCGGGCTGGCCGTCAACTTCGTTCGTGACCAAGCGGCGTACTCACCGCCGCCGGGTGAACACGTCGATTTTCACGGCTACACGGAGGCGTCATACGTCCTGGCCGGGAACGGCAAGGTCCGTTTTGACGGCGGAATGTCTACGTACTCCGCGCCGGTCGGCCTTGGCGGCGGCGTATTGGCCTTGGGCGGCGAAGTGGTTACTGGGGTCGGTACGGCGGCGGCGCTCGCCGGCGAGTTTGCTTTCCTCGGCGCGATCGACACGGAGGTGGTGATCCCGACGATCACCGCCGAAGGGCAGATTAACTGGGGCGACTCGATCAGCGTGACGGTCGTGGTGAATTCCGTCTGTGCCGGCGAGATTATGTGGGACGGCGAGATTGACCTGTTCACCCGGCCCCCGCAGATCGACATCGAGTGCTACGGCGCTCTGCCGGCGTTCTCCGGCGGGGCTGTGGCGCGGCGCGGTAATAACTCGGCCGGGGCCGGGCGAGTCACTTTCGGCGGATCGGCAGACGCCCGTTCCGGCCGGATCTCTACGATGGCCGGAAAACTTACTTTCGGCGGGGTGCTTCATGCACGGCGCGGCGAGGGGGCTTATCTCGACGGTGCAATTTCATTCTCTGGTGAAATCAGCGCCGGCATTTCCAGCACGGTAACTTGCAGCCTTGATGGCGCGCTCAAGCTGCAAGGCGGTGCGAATTGCAGCACCCCGCAGGAATTGATCCAAGACTCCGTGTTCATCGTCTCCAGGCAGGAAAAGGCGTATGTCTTTGAATGACGACAAAGACGCTGAGTCGTGGCGCTTGTTCCCGACGAGAGAAGGCCGGGCGACCGGTCACTCTAACGAGCGGACGATGCTCGAAGCGGTCGGTGGGCAGCGGACCATTCGCACGCAGATTCGGGACAATCCGGACGGCAGCACGACGATGCTCAGGACGCGCGGCGGGTTTTCCGAATTCACGACGACGGAAGTGAAGAAGGACAGCACGTCACGCAAGAAAGGGCCGTTCCTCTACTACAAGCTCGGGTCGAGTGTTCACCCGTTCGGATGGGGGAAGAAAGACGACGGCCATATGTCCAACCACTGGCAGTGGCCTGCGTACCCCGTGTCGTACTCTGAAGTCACGGCGACAACTGATTCGCTTGTTCCGAAAGCATTCAAGAATTGGGACGGACCAGGG